CGACCATCGCCGCGACGACGCTGATCCCGACCAGCTCGGAGATCACCGCTGGTACCGACTACACGGCGCAGATCAACGCCATCGACGGCTGGTCGCTGGAAAACCAGCCCATCGAGACCCCGGACATGGCGTCCACGTTCGTCTCCAAGATCGGCGGCGACGACTCCGCCGCGGACTCCTCGCTCACCTTCTACGAGGACTCCGCCCTCGACGACGTCGAAACGGACCTGGCCAAGGGCACGTCGGGCTTCATCGTCATCTTCTCCAAGGGCAAGACGACCGGCGCCAAGGGCATGGACGTCTACCCGATCACCGTGGTCAGCAACTCGAAGGCCTACACCGCGGACAACGAGGCAGCGAAGATCACCGTCCAGTTCACGATCACCGGCCGCCCCCTGTTCAACGGCACCGCGCCGTAACCCCGGCCTGAACCTGCCGCATCCCCACCAGCCCCCGGCCGGGCCCCGGTGTATCTGGGAAGGGCGCCGCGCGCGCCCGGCCGGGCCTTCCCACGGAGACCCAAATGACGACCACCGACAGCACCTGGGACGCCCTCGCGAAGCGCCTCGACAACGTCAAGAAGCCGGTCAGCACCTTCAGGCTGTGCCAGGACACCGACATCCGCGACCGCTTCCTCCGAGCGCAGTACGCCGACGAGGAAGCACAGCAGCACCTCAAGGACCTGCCCAAGGACACCGATCCGGACGCCCGCGCCGTCTACCAGCAGGAAGCCAAGGCGGCAGCCACCGAACTCACGGCGGCCCGCAAGGCGTACGACGCCGAAATCATCGTGCTGCGCTTCGCCGCTCTGGAGCGCAAGGAACTCGAGCGACTCCAGACCCAGCATCCGGCCAGCGAGGCCGACGAGGCCAAGGGCGACGAATACGCCATGGCCACCTTCGGCCCGGCCCTCGTCTCCGCAGCATCCCTGGACGGCATGCCCGTCGAAGCCGCCGCCCGCTACCTCGACACCTGGTCCACGGGCGACGCCAGCTCGCTGTGGAACGCGGCCTGGTCCATCCAGCACACCCAGCGGACCGACCTGGGAAAAGGCTGATCGATGATGAGCGTTTCCGTGCCGAGATGGAGCTGTGCCGGACCTACCGCATCCCGCACAGCCTCTTCCGCGGGCACGGCGACGGCACCTGGTCCGACCTCGACCGGCGCAAAGCCCTCGCCCTCGAGGACTACCAGCGCGCCGTGTGCCCGTCCTGCGGCACCCGCGCCGACGAATGGGATGAGGACGCAGGCGGAGACGACGACGCCTACACCGCCATCACACACCGCTGCATCGGCTGCCAGCTCCTCGCCGACCGGCATAAGACCGTCCCCGACGGCGACGAAGGGCACGGCGTGAAGGTCCTCCTGATCCCCACCAGCGTCCACGCGGCCATGCAGGTCGCCCGCACCCGCATCCCGCAGAGGTAACCCAGGAAGGAGTGGTCCGGTGTCCGAGTGGAATCTGTCGGTACGCCTGTCAGGGCAGGGATCCGACCTGTCCCGCATCCTGCGGGACGCCTCCCGCGAGGCCCGGACCCTCTCCCGCGACATCAACACGGCCCGCCGTGACATCACCCAGCTCCGGCAGGCGGCCCGCGGCGACATCCGTATCCGTGTCAGCGTCGACGCCGGCGACCTGCGGCGACAGATTCAGACTGCCGCTCGCGGCGCCGGCGGGCAGAGCATTACGGTCCCCCTCGGCGTGGACGGCACCCGCCTGCGGTCCGAAGTCCGCCGCGCTCTTGCAACGGCGGGCACCGGGAACCGGATCACCATCCCTCTTCACGTGGACGCGGGCAGCCTGCGCGCCGAAGTCCGCCGGGCCCTCACGGCTGCAGGGACCGGGAACCGCATCACGATTCCCCTCGATGTGGACGCGGGCAGCCTGGGCCGCACCAGCGGCCGCGTGTCGGCATCGCTGAGCACGCTTCGAGAAGAAGCCAGGGACACCGCGCATTCCCTGAACGTCCTCCAGCGGGCCGCGCGGGAAGCAGGGGGCGAACTGGCGGAACTCCGCACCCGTGCGGTCACCGCGGCTGCTGGAGTCCGCTCCCTGAACACTGCGTCGAACCGGGCCGGCGGCCGGCTGGACGACCTTTCGGCGAGCACCCGCACCTTCCGTGGCGACTTGGACGACCTGGACGGATCACTGACCCGAGTGGGGGGCAGGCTGGGGGATCTGCGAGGCCGGGTAGGCGGCCTGTCCGGGTCCGGCGATAACGGATCCGGTGGTCTCCAGGGCGTGCTGTCAGGGCTGCTCACACTCGCCCCGGCCGCCATCCCGCTGGTGGCCGGTCTGACGGCGGACCTGGCGCCCCTCGCCACCGAGTTCGGTGCCGCAGGCATAGCCGGCGCCGCGTTCGGAATTGCCGTCGCCGGGCAGATCGGCCCGCTGGGCGATGCCGCCGACGCGGAGAAGAAGTACCAGCAAGCTGTCGTCCAGCACGGACGGACCTCGAAGCAAGCCCTCCAGGCGCAGCTGGCATATCAGCAGCAGCTCGCCCAGATGCCGCCCGAAACGCAGAGGGCCGCGGTCGCGCTGTCCACACTGAAGGGCAACTTCAGCGACTGGTCCAACAGCATGGCCCGTTTCACGATGGAGCCGGTCACCAACGGCATCGCCATCCTGGACACGCTGATCCCGCGCCTGACCCCAGAGGTGAAGTCCGCCTCCACCCAGCTGAACCGGCTCGTCGCCGTCGCGGGCGGCGCCATCGCCACCCCGGGCTTCGACTCCCTGTCCACGAAGATCGCATCCTTCACGGACGGCAAGCTGGACCAGCTGACCGACCAGGTCATCCACTTCATCCGGGTGCTGTCCGAGGGCGACGTCAGCGGCGGAGCACTGGGCGCGATCATCGACTACGCGCGGCAGAACGGGCCCGCCGCCCGGGAAGCGATCAGCGCGATCTCACAGGCCGTCATCACCCTCGTGCAAGGCGCCGCGCAGGCCGGACCGGGCATGCTCGCCCTGGTCACCGCAGCCGCCCGCCTGGTCGCTGCACTGCCGCCGGAGCTCGTCGGGATCATCCTCAGCGTGGCGTCGGCCCTGAAGATCCTGCAGCTGTCCGGTGCCGGAATGGCCGCCCTTGCCGGAGGGATCGCCCGGGTTCGCGCCCAGATCGTCACCCTGAGCGGAGTGTCCGCGGCGGCGGGCGGCGGGCTGGCCGGGCTCCGGGCCGCGTTCCTTTCCCTGGGTACCGCGGCGAAGGCCAGCCTCGTCGTCGCCGGTATTGCCGCAGTGGTCCTGGTCCTCAAGGGCCTGTCCGACATGGGCAAGAAGGCCCCGCCGAATGTCGACAGGCTCACCACCAGCCTCGGCAACCTGGGCAAGTCGGGCAAGGTCAGCGGGGAGGCCGCCCGCGCCTTCGGCAAAGACTTCTCCGGGCTGTCGGACAGCCTGCGCACCCTGTCCAGGCCGTCCAACATGGACAAGACCCAGCAGTTTTTGACCAAGCTTGTGGGGATGGACTCCACGCCCGTCGCGGACGCCAAGAAGAACCTCGACGCGGTCGACAAGTCACTGGCCAGCCTCGTACAGGGCGGCAAGGCCGACATCGCAGAGCAGGCATTCGACAAGATCGCGGCTGCGATGCGCAAGCAGGGCATGAGCGGCAAGGAACTCAAGGACCGGCTGGACGACTACAAGAGCGCCCTGGCCGACCAAAGGTTCGAGCAGGAACTCGCCGCGGCCAGCATGGGCGTGTTCGGGAAGGCCGCACAGGACACGCAGGCGAAGCTCGACGCTCAGAAGAATTCGGCGGACGGTCTGCGCCAGAGCATCGTGGCCCTCAACGATGCGCAGCGCCAGGGCTTGGGCGGCATGATCGGCTTCGAGGCTGCCATTGACGCTGCATCGAAGGCTGCGAAGGACAACGCAGGCGCCTTGAGCATGACGCACGGGCAGCTGGACCTCAACAGCGAGAAGGCCCGCAACGCGGCGGGCGCCCTGCAGGACCTCGCAGACAAGACGGACGGCGCGGCTACGGCCGCGCGGGAGTCGGGGGCGTCGTGGGAGACCGTCAACGGGATCTATGAGCGGGGCCGGGCGTCGTTCATCAAGTCCGCGGAGGCGATGGGCCTCACCAGCAGCCAGGCCAAGCTGCTCGCCGACCAGATCCTCAGCATCCCGGACAAGAAGTCCACCACCCTGGAGATGCGCACCGAGGACGCCATCAACGGCCTCGACTCTGTGATCGCCGCCATCAAGAAGACCCCGAACTCGAAGTCCGTCACCGTCAGCGCCCTGACCAAGGACGCCGTTTCCTTGCTGGAAAGCCTCGGGTTCAAGGTCAAGCAGCTGCCTAACGGCCAGTTCAAGGTGACTGCCCTCACGGGTGCCGCGAGCAAGAACCTTGCCGCCGTCCAGGCCGCCCGCAACGGCCTGAAAGACAAGACGATCACGCTGGCGGCGCGGGACCGGGCCAGCGGCATCGCCCGCGAAATCCAGGCCGCGATCGCTGGCCTGCGGTCCAAGACCGTCACCATCACTACGGTCCGGGAGACGATCGCCAAATACTCCACCATCGGCCGCCCCGCTTCCGGCCAGGGCGGGGTATCGAAGTACGCCGACGGCGGCATCGCCCATGCCGCGAACGGCCTGTTCGTGCCCGGCTACGCCCCGCGCCGCGACATCGTCCCCGCCATCCTCTCCCCGGGTGAAGGCGTCCTCGTTCCCGAGACCGTCCGTAAGCTGGCCGCCACCACCGGAATGGGCGGGCAGGGCATCATCAAGGCCCTCAACATGTGGGGCCGCTACGGGACGGCCATGCGGTTCGCCGACGGCGGCATCGCGGGCGGTGTGCAGCACTTCGCGTCCGGCGGGTTCACCTACAGCCCGACCGGCACCATGAAGTCCATCTCGGACGTGTCGTCCGCTTACACCAGCGCCCACCAGCCGATCACCAAGGACGAGTACACCAAGAAGCTCCGCGCGCAGGCGAACGCGGTGGGCTCGCTGCGCACGGCCGAGGCCCGGCTGGCGCAGGTCCGCAAGGGTCACCACACCCACGCCCAGCTGGTCGCAGCGGAGAACGCGGTCGCCAAGGCCCGCCGAGGCGTGGCCACCGCCACCGATGCCGCGAAGAGCGCGGAGGCCCGCTACAAGAAGCAGTTCTCCCTGTCGGACTGGAACAAGACCCTCTCCGGCGCGGTGAAGGCGAATGCCGCCTACGAGGCGAACCTGAACAAGATCGCATCGCGGGGTGGTGCGGACGTCGTCGACCAGCTGCGGGACATGGGAGCCGAAGGCGCCACCATGGTCGCCGCCCTCGCCAAGGCATCGAAATCCCAGTTCAACAGCATCGTCGCGAACCTTCGGAAGCTCGCCCCGATCGCCAAGGCCACCCTCGCCGACTACACGAAGCAGCTGAACGCCTCCACCAAAACCTCCGCCGCGTTCCAGGCGAACCTCGCGAAGCTCGCCGGCATGGGCTACGGCGACCTGGCCACCCAGCTTGCCGCACAGGGAGACGATGCCGCGCAGAAGCTCGCCGCGGACGCCGTGAAGTCGCCCTCGTCGGCGGCCAAGGCCAACAGTGCGGCAAAGTCCTCGGCGAACAGCCTGACCAGCGACCAGCTCACCGAACTGGTGCAGATCATTGCCGCGATCTCCAGCAGCAAGACCGGCATCCACGACGTCGCCGGGAAGACCGGGATCGGCGAAGACGAGATCATCACCGTGGCCAACAAAGCGAAGAGCCAGATCCAGTCGTCGCTGGGCTCCCGCTCCGCGAAGTTCCTCGCCGACCTGGGCAACGCCAACAAGCACCTCGCGTACGCCAACGGCGGCATCCGCTCCGGGATCTACTCCACCCGCGGCGGCGCGGTCACCTTCGCGGAACCGGAGACCGGAGGCGAGGCCTACCTCCCCCTCGGGCCGAACAAGCGCCGCCACGCACTGCCCGTCCTCTCGGATGTCGCGCACCGCTTCGGCCTCGGCCTGACCGACGTGGCCGCCACCCGCCCGGTCGTCATCGTCCGCGGGGGCGGCGACACCCACGTCAGCGTCACCGCGGTCCGCACCAACGCCACCGCCTCGGACATCGGAAGCCAGGTCGGGCGCAGCGTGCGCCGGGCCCGCAGGGGAGGGGTGGCCGCCCGTGCCGCTGCTTGAGCTCGAAGACTGGCAGTACGACCTGGGCGGAGTCCTCATCGGCTCCGGTACCAGCGTGAACGTCATCAAGACCGACGGGCTGGGCAGGCCCCCGGTGAGGGACGCCGACGTCGACCAGCCGTCCATGGACGGCCAGTTCGCCGGCCCCGACTACTGGGCGGCCCGGCAGATACAGCTGGATGCGGCGGTGAAAATCCCGGGGAACCCGGCCGCCTGCCAGGACATGGTCGCCCAGATTCAGGCTGTGACCGACGCCGCCGACGTACGGCTGGTCGGCGGGCAGGGCATGGTGCTGCGCATCAAACGACCCGGCCGGCCGACGAAATCCCTGACGGTGCGGGCCCGGAGGCTGGACCCCGACGACGAGCAGATCATCCACGGATGGGTGCCGCTCGACATGGAGTTCTTCGCGCACGACCCGACGTTCTACGCCGACGAGGAGTCCACCACCGAGATCCCGCTCGGCTGGCTGACCGGCGGCGGGTTCGCCGCCCCCCTCGTCGCGCCGATCTACGTGCAGGACGGCACCGTGGCCGCGGACCGGCCCGGCTGGGTCACCAACAACGGGACGTCCGACGCGTGGCCGATCATCCGTATCACCGGGCCGTGTTCCAACGTATCCGTCATTCACGCCGATTCCGGCCGCACCCTCGCGCTGCCCACTCTCAGTCTCACCGCTGGCCAGTGGGTGGAGATCGATACCCGGCCCGGCTACCGCACCGTCACCCGCGACAACGGCGGTAACGCCTCCGCCTACCTGTCCCCGTCGTCCCGCATCGACCTGTTCTCCCTGCCGCCCGGCCAGTCGGAGATGCGCTGGACGGCATTCGACTCCACCAACTCCGCCCGCATGCGCCTGACCTGGCGCGACGCCTACATCGCACTCTGAGGAGAGCCGAGTTATGGCCTTGTTTCCGCGGCCCATCCTCACCAACGGGGCCACCCATTCGGCGCAGCAGTTCCGCATGTTGGTCCGGGACTTGGCGCGCGGCGCCGAAGGCATCACCGAAGGCGACGACCTGAAGGTCACCCAGCGCTCAACCCCCGGTGCCGGAGTCACGGTCGCCGACGGCTCCGGGGTCATTCAGGGCCGCGTGAACGCCTTCCAGGGGCACTACTCGGCGTGCAACACCGGGGCCGTCAACGTGGACATCGCAGCCACCGGCGGGTCCGCACGGTCCGACATGGTGATCCTGCGCGTGGAAGACCCCGAGTACGAGGGAACCCTCGATCCGACCGTCGACCAGGTCACCTACTTCCAGGTGATCTCCAACGTGTCATCGTCGGCAACCGCCATCCCTGACGGGCGGACCGGGATTCCGCTGGCCCGGATCGACATCCCCGCCAGCACCAGCACCATCACAGACGCGATGATCACCGACTTGCGGCAGGTCGCGAACCCGCGCCGCCAGCGGACCCTCCTCACCCAGTCCCCGACGGCCCTGTCCACCGACATCAGCGGAACCTCCGGCACGTACAGCAACTTCTCCACCGCCGCCGGCTGGTCGGTGGCCATCCCCTCCTGGGCCACCAAGGCCGTCCTGTCCCTGTCCGTGGGGCAGATCCGCTACAACACCGCCGCGTTCTTCGGCGGCCTGCGCGCCACGTTCGGTGCCTCCCTGACCGTGCAGTCCGTCAACCTCGACGACAACCAGACCGGCACCCGCCGCGGCACCATCGTCCTCGGCGACACCCTCACCATTCCGTCCGCCTACCGCGGCACCAGTCAGACCCTGCGATTCCAGGCATGCGGGTTTCCCGGCAACGCAGGCAAGGTCGGTGTCGACGGGTCCACCACCCTGATCGCCGACATCGAGTTCCTCGAGGCGCCCCGATGACGGCCCCCCTGCCCGACCGGGTCCTCACGCAGAACGCGCTCACCGGCGCCTGGCTGTCCACCGCGCTGCCCGTCACGGACCTGGAGTACGGCGACGAACTCAACGGGCCCGGCAGCCTGTCGGGGAAGCTGTCGCCCCGCCTGGTCGCCTCGAGCCCCGCCCTGGCCGACCCCGGCAACACGCTCATCTACGTCGAATCGTCCGGCCAGCTGCAGTGGGGCGGCATCGTCTGGGACGTCCGCGCCGAGGGCAACGACTACAGCATTGAGGCCGCCTCGTGGTCGTCTTACCTGCAGAAGAGGTTCGACGTGGACGGCCAGCACGGCGGTCGCGGACCCTACGTCTACACGGACCGGTGCGACGTGGTCCGCAACATCTGGACGTACGCACAGTCCATTGCCGACGGCAACCTCGGCGTCGTCGTCGACTCCACCACGTCCACGTCGAAAGTCGGCACCCCGGCGGAGCCGTACAACTCGTTCTGGTACGACATGAAAGCGCTCGGCGACCAGGTCGATGAGATCGTCTCCGACGACGCCACCCCCGACTACACGTGCGCCACCGCCTGGAACGCGGCCAAGACGGATGTGGTGAAACGGATCCGCCTCGGCTGGCCCCGTCTCGGCGCGCGCCGCACCGACATCTCCATCGCGTCCGGCGTCAACATCATCGAAGAGCCCGAAGAGGCCCTCGCGGGCGACGACTACGCGCAGGTCGTCATCGGCTCCGGCGCCGGCGACGGCAGCGCCAAACTCCGGCAGATCTCCGCCGTCCGCAACGGACGCCTGCGCCTCGAGGCCGCCGTCGACTACCCGGAGATCAACGGCAACGACGTCCTCAAGCAGCGCGTGGAATGGGAGCGCGCCTGGCGGCAGACCCTCGGCTCGGTGGAGCAGGTCACCATCCGCAACACCAGCGCCGCACCGTTCGGGTCCTGGCAGGTCGGCGACGACATCTACGTGCGGATCCACAACGCGTGGACCGACTACACCGGCTGGTGCCGCATCACCGGCTGGACCATCAAGCCCACCGCGCAGGGCGGGCCGCAGGCCGTCATCAGCCTCAAGCCGGCCTCCATGTACCAGTACGGAGGCGTGTGACGTGAGCATCGACATCGGCCGTGCACTCCAGCAGCTCAACGCCCGCCTGACCCGCATGGAGCGCTCCCCGCGGCTGTCGCACGCTTCCATCGACAACACGTCGGTGGAGATCCGCGACAGTACGGGCGGCCTGAAGGGCCTTGTCGGCGTCCAGGCGGATGGCACTGCCGCGGTGAACATCGTCAACGGGGGCCCGCCGCCGCAGCCGTCGGACCCGATTGTCGCGTCCGTCCTCGGCGGGGTCACCGTCTCCTGGGACGGCCAGTTCGCCGGCGGCGCAGTCATCCCGCTGGACTGGGCCCGGGTCGAAGTCCACGCCGCGATCACCGCCGTCTACGATCCGTCCCCCGCAACGCTGCAGGGCACCATCGAGACCGCGCAGGGCGCCACCGTCGTCGTCCCCTGCGATACGCCCGTGTACGTGCGCCTGGTGGCCCGCAACACCTCCGGGGCCGCGTCCACTGCGTCCGGGACGATCGGCCCGTTCGGACCTACCCCGGTCGTCGCCGACGACCTCGTGGACGGCATCGTCACCACCCTGAAGCTGGCGGACGACGCAGTCACCGCGGCGAAGGTCGCCGTCGGCGCGATCGGCTCCGACCAGCTTGCCCTCGGTATAGGCAACCTCGCCCCCGACCCGTCCTTCGAGGGCGCCTACACGGCGGCCCTGATCGCCGGACACGCCGACTGGTCCGTCACCGCCCCCGGCAACAACTCGGCACACGCCCTGCATGTCGACTGCACCAGCGGGTTCACCACCTGGAAGAACATCGAACTCGCCCGCTACCCCGTCCTCCCCGGCGAACGCCACTACCTGGCCGTCGACTACAAGACGTCCGCCACCTTCAACGGCAGCGGCGTCAAGCTGATGTTCCGCTACGAGGATGCGGCCGCCACGGTCCTCGGCTACGGCGTCGCCGATCACACGTTCACCCCTGGCGACCCGTGGGCCCGCGCCACCGCCCAGGTGCAGGCCCCCACCGGCACAAAGACCGCCGTCCTCGTCGTCGAAGCGTCCGCGGTGACTGCGGGGGAGGCGTGGTTCGACAACGCGGAGGTCCGCACGCTGGTAGCGGGCGGCATGATTGCCGCCGGGTCCGTCACGGCTACCGAGATTGCCGCCCTGACGATCCTCGCGGGCAACATAGCCGCGGACGCGATCGCCGCAGGAAAGATCGCCGCCGACGCTGTGACCGCCCGGGAGATCGCCGCCCTCACCATCACAGCTGCTGAGATCGCCGCGAACGCCATCACCGTCGGCAAAATCCAGGCCGGGGCCGTCGACGCGACCGCGCTCGCAGCGAACGCCATCACCGGAAAGACCATCACCGGCGGCACCATCACCGGCGCCCTCATCCAGACCGCCACGACCGGGCAGCGCATCACCCTCAACGAATCGTCCGCCAACAAGGTCCTCGTCTACAACTCGAGCGGGACAGCGATCGGAGAACTATCCGACTCGGGACTCCTCGTCAAAGGCACCAACGGCGCCATCCTGCAGCTCGACCCGAACAATGCGTTCCCCAACCTGAAACTGACGAACGTCGGCCA